AACAATATTTCGATAGAAGCATATTGCTAGAATATATACAAGGCTTTCAGGACAACTACCATAAACTTATACCAGTGCGAGTAACAGGGACGGAATTTGTATGTGGGAGCAAGTATCAGGAGTCAGGTTGGGAAATAGCTGTTATAAACTACCCTAAGCTAGACCTTTGCATAGAAGAAATCGAATATTTCTGCGAACAACTAACGGAGTATCTTACAGACCGTCTAAGGCAAAAGAGAGTCACCCTCATGACTCCAAGCATTAGCACTATGTATTACACTCCGTTATGCTTTCCACAGTCGGCAAGTAGTAAGGCTGCCTCGCCTTAACTAAGGCTGTGCGACAACTTAATGAGGTACTTAGATGAAGATACGTGATCTGAATAATGATATTCACAAATGGAATCTGCAGGGGTATGTTGTTCGTGCAAATGAACAGCGTCCCCGATCTAAGTTACATCTTGCCGCAAGAAACATATTGATAGAAATGTTTCCCACTGTTCAGATATTAGAAGAGGTTCTAATTCCAATAACTCGCAACGAAAGAGGTTATCTGGATTTTTACATCAATACGCTTAAGCTTGCTGTAGAGGTTCATGGGCAGCAGCACTATAAATTCAATTCACTATTCCATACATCTGCCCAAGATTTTGCAAATCAACGAAAAAAAGACCGGCGAAAGCAGGAGTGGTGTGAGTATAATAATATAACGTATCTTGAGTTACCTTATAATGAAGGCATTGAGGAATGGAAAACGCGAATAGTCCAAAGGAACGACTAGAGCAAGTAGATAAAGTCTTAGACGAATATGAGTCAGGGCTTGGACTTGTGGGCTACGCCGGAGACTTTCACGACCAGACTGTGAAGTCATACATGAAAATGGAGAGAGTGCAAATGGAAAAGCTTACGGTAGAGGAATGCGCTGAAGCAGCACTTCTACTGGGTGGGTTTTCATTCTATCTTCAAAGGTCTTACAATAGAGAAATTGCTAGAGTGAATTGGGCCTCCTCCAACTTAAAAAAAATGATAGCCGGAAGAGAGCGCCAGTACAATGGATCATGGGACAGTCAATACTACCAAGCGGTAAAAGACGACAGCTATGCGATTAAGCTAGAAAGCATAAAGACATACGCTCAACAAAGGGCTGATAGGCTTACCTACCTAGCAAGCTCCATCAAAAATCTAAGTGACCTATATATAAACTTACAGAGAGCAAAGATAAATAAACATGGTTGATAAAAAAGAATTACTCAAACTTCTTTCTGAGCTTTCTCCTGAGGAACTTGAGTCCATAATGCCTAAGAAAAAACGTAGGCGGGGCAAGGGTAAGAGAAAAAAGAACCGATCTGCGAATAAGCCCAGTGCTTCTGAAGAGAATAAATTTGACGACATGCTGTCTAGCATACGATTTACAGATGAGGAGAAAAGAGAGCTTGAAGAAGCTACTAAGGTAGATGATGAGGCTGATCAAACGAAATCAGTCTCTGCTCGTCCTGCTGCCTCTACGGTAGAAGTTACTTGCTGCGCCTGTAATAAAAAGTTTATCGTATCGCCATCTGTGGTATTTTCTGTAGACAGATGGAAATGTAACGCTTGTATAACAGGGAGATAATATGCTTAACGATCTACCAGCAGAAAGAGCTGTCCTAGCAGGAATATACCGATATGGGGCAGAGACATATTATGATGTCGCAGACATAATAGATGAGTCCTCTTTTACAGACGATTCAAATGCTGTAATATTTTCCTGTATGAAGCGTGTCCTAGAAACAGATGACACTGTCTCCCTAGATATCCCTACGATGCTTTCCGCAGCAAAGGAAATGGGTTTAGAGACTTTCTTCAACACTCAGGAAGTGCAGCACTTATCTTCTATTACTAAGTATCCAGTCTTAGCAACTAACGTCAGGAAGTTTGCTGCTAAGGTCAAGAAGCTTGAGATAGCAAGGATGATGTATGACCAGCTTGAGCTAACAAAAGAGAAGTATCTCGAAATAAAAGGAGACGAGCCCATAGCAAAAATACTTGGGCTAGCTGAAGACTCAATTATGGAAGTCACAGGTATGGTCTCAGGAACAGATGAAGCTCCAACGCAGATGTTTGACAACATTGTTGAATATTTAGAAGAGCTCTCTGAGGAGCCTGTTGATCAGATAGGGATCTCTACTGGATTCCCAAGGTATGACTTTGCTATCGGAGGAGGTCTTAGACGCGGCACGGTCAATGTGATTGGAGCTCGACCTAAAACCGGTAAGACATTACTAGCAGACAACATGGGGGTACATATAGCTAAGCAAGGTGTTCCTGTGCTGAATCTTGATACTGAAATGAGGAAAGAAGACCATCAGCACAGACTGATGGCTATGCTAACAGACGTTCCTATCAGCGAGATAGAAACAGGTGCTTTTTCTCGAAGTCCTATAGCTAAGAGGAAGGTAGAACAAGCTGCGAAAGAAATAACAGATATACCGTATTACTACAAATCTATTGGAGGCTGCTCATTTGAAGAGCAACTATCAATCGTAAGAAGATGGCTGAACAGAGTTGTAGGTCTTAACGACAAGGGAAAGGCTAACGACTGTGTGATTATATATGATTATCTGAAGCTTATGGACTCCGCTGAGATTAAAGGAGATATGAAAGAATTTCAGGTTCTTGGCTTTATGATGACAGCTCTCCATAATCTATCATTAAAATATGAGATACCTATACTTTCCTTTGTACAATTAAACAGAGACGGCATAAACAAGGAGTCAACAGATACTGCCTCTGGCTCAGATAGAATCATATGGCTGTGTTCTAACTTTACGATATATAAGAGTAAGTCAGATGAAGAAGTAGCTAAGGACGGTCTTGAGAACGGAAATAGGAAGCTTGTCCCCGTAATCGCTAGACATGGACAAGGACTTGAAGACAGAGATTATATTAACATAATGCTTAAAGGAAACTGCGGTAAGATAACAGAAGGCAAAACTGCTTTTGAACTTGATAGTGTCGTAAGTGCTGTAGAAGAAGGTGATTTCTTTGATGAACCAGAAGACGACATCCCGTTCAAGTAGTGGATATGATTATTCTAAGATTAATGCTCTTTGCAAATATGCAATGCAATATCTAGATGAGATATACTCGTACTTTGGAATATCCGCTGCCTACAAAAATGAGGTGCTGGTTAAGTCTGTTTGCCCTATTCATGGTGGAGACAATGATACCGCCCTTAACATGTACTACAATGGGGATTATAAAATACACTACAAGTGCAGAACCCACCAGTGCGAAGAGATTTTTGGGAACGGATTCATAGGCTTTATAAAGGGCTGTATATCTAGAACTAAATATGGCTGGGAAAAAGAAGGCGACAAGGAGGCGACATTTAAAGAAGCTGTAAATTTTTTAACAGGCTTCCTAAATCAAGACCTAAGCAAGTTTGAATCCTCTAGTAAGAGTGTAGAGAAGATGAAGTTTGGAGCTATGGTCAATGCCATTTCTTCAGATGCCCCAAAAAAGAGTGGGATTACTAGAGAGCTGTACCGATCTAGGGTTCAAGTGCCTTGTGAGTATTATGTCAAGAGAGGGTTCTCGTCACAAGTGCTCGACGAGTATGATGTTGGCTATTGTGATAATCCAAATAAACCTATGTTCGGAAGAGCAGTGGTTCCTATATATGACAACAACCATGAGTTTATCGTAGGATGCACAGGTAGGAGCGTGTTTGAGAAGTGTCCAAAGTGTTCAGGCTATCATGATCCTACTAAAAAATGTCATCATTCTCCGAAATGGCTTCACAGCAAAGGATTTCAGAAGCAAAAATGGCTGTATAATTATTGGACAGCTAAGGAGCATATATCCAAAACGGGCGTTGCGATTCTAGTTGAATCTCCCGGAAATGTTTGGAGACTTGCTGAAGCTGGCATAAGGAATGTAGTTGCGATTTTTGGAACAGCATTTAACAACGACCAAAAGAACTTACTAGATGAATCTGGAGCGCTGTCTCTGATATGCCTTATGGATAACGATGAGGCTGGCAAGAAGGCAGCAAAGAAGATTGAAGAGCAATGCTCTAGGCTCTATAGAATATATTTCCCTAGCTTTGATGCTTCGGATATTGCAGAACTTAATGTTGACAAGGTTACGTCTGACATTAAACCTTTTATTGAAAACGCCATGAATATTTATAAGGAGATCTAAATGACTTACAGAGAAAGTGCTATTGAGTTTCTATGGAGAAGCGCACTAACTGACCAATCAAAAGCACTCGCATCGCTACAGCTTCTGCTGGATCACGGTACAGGTATCGGAGACCATTCAACAGAAGACCTGCACTCAAATCTTGAGGATGCGTTATCTACGCTTGCTGACGCTGAGGATAGACTTGAGACTTTAAATAAATACTTCCGTCCGCCAGAGGGCGAAGAGCAACAGTCAGAGGAGGTATAACTATGACTCAAATTCTAGGCTTTGCCGGCAAAAAACAAAGCGGCAAAAATACTTTATGTAACTATATAGTAGCTATGAAGCTGGCTGAGCTTGGAATATGCTCTGAGTCTAGACTGTCAACTTCCGGAGACATAGAGATTACAGATGTATTCGGGGAGAAAAAGAAAGGTGTAGAGTGGATTCCGTTTTCTCAGGAAAACATGAATGTAGAACTACTAAGGACAGAGCATCTGGATAAGTATGTGAAAATTTATGGCCTTGCAGATACACTCAAGGATATGTGTGTTAATATTTTAGGGCTCTCTCACGATCAAGCATACGGTACAGATGAGGATAAAAACTCAAACTCTACCATCAAATGGGAGGATATTCCTACTTGGGAAAACAGCAGCCTAAATAAAAACAGGGGCTTTATGACCGCTAGGGAAGTGCTCCAGTATGTGGGTACGGATATATTTAGAAAGCTAGATCCAGACGTGTGGATAAAAAGTCTATTGAGAAAAATAGAAAAAGACTCTCCTGAGCTTGCTCTTATATGCGATGTTAGATTTGAGAATGAAGTCTTGCACCTTAAAGATGCTGGGGCTACTGTAATTGGTCTCACAAAAGATAAGTTCAAGGGTCAGGATGTACACTCTAGTGAAGCGTTAGTGCAGGATGCTCTTGATAATTGCTCCTTCCTTATTCAGAACGAAGATATGACAATACAGCAGCAGTGCCTCAAGCTTTATGAGATACTATCTGACAGAACCAATCTCCTTCCGAAGGTCTTATAAATGTCAATACCTATAGTCTACTTTAGAAGTAGCTCTTTCAACTCACACAGAATGTGTCCTATGCAATATTACATGGAATATACTCTTGGTTGGAGAGGGTCATCTGGAAAGAAAGCTGACAAAGGAACTATTGTTCATAAGGTTCTTGAGTTGTGCGCACTTGCAAAGAAAGCCTTGCAAGATGGTCATGAAATTTTTAAAGATAATGAGATTGGTGAGATAGAAACTGCTAACTATGATACAGAATATCTAGATGAAATTATTGATAGGGTATACGAATATTATACATCTAGAACTACACATCATGACTGGAAGCCATTAGACCTAAAGCATTGCCGAAAATGGGTTTGGAAAATATTCAATGACGACGACGGATTCTTTGATCCTAAGAACAGAACAGTTGTAGAAGCAGAACCACACTTTGACTTTGAAGTAGATGAAGAATGGGCAGAATATAGTTATACCTTAGATGATGGTACCGTCTTGGAGGGGAAGCTAGCGCTAAAGGGAACAATAGACCTTATAACAGATGTGGGAGACGGAGTCTATGAGATAATAGACTGGAAGACTGGCCGCAGACTTGACTGGGCTACAGGAAAAGAAAAGACGATGGCAAAGTTGCAGAAAGATCCACAGCTAAGGATGTATCATCTAGCATGCAAAAAGCTTTACCCAGATGTAGAAACATTTTTAGTAACTATCCACTTCATGAATGACGGCGGTCCTTTTACACTCCATTTTCAAGATAGCGATATACCTGAGACATTAGAGATGATAAGGGCAAAATTTGAGACAATTAAAGACACTAACTTTCCTCAACAAATAAAGTCATGGAAATGCAGCAAGCTTTGTTCTGCGGGAAAAACCACATACGAAGGAACAGATGTCAAAGTCATGGGCAACATGTTTGGAGCTCCGCTAACAAAGTGCCAGCAGACAGAAGCTATGATAAAAGAGAACGGAATAGAGTGGGTGACAAGTAACTGTATGTCCCCAGAACATGAAATAGGTAAGTATAAAGCTCCCGGAGAAGTATGATGTACGCAACAGAGATTAGTCGAGGAAGGAAGCTGCTAATACCTAAAAGCAACATACAGGCAGAACAGTTTATTCAGAAGGAAGCAGCGTTCTTTATGTCCTGTGTTAATGCTTATATAAGGGAGCTACTAGAGTGGATAAACATATCTGACTTTGAAGTTACTGGCATAACTGATCATGGAGAAGTGTACCTAAGAGAAGAAGATAACGGTTTCTTTGTTGGGCCAAACGGAGGGTTCTTCGCACCAATAACAAAGAGAAAGAATGGAGAGCCGTTTGCGAAACCAAAGTGGAGTGATACACAGCTAAAGGCGATGTTTTGTAATGTATTTAATGAGACGCATACTCATGATTCTTGCGCGTCTTGGAAATTAAATATTATTGCTAACGGTGCTAATAAGATAAAGTCCTCTATAAAGCGATTCAAAAAGAGGGGCGACTCATATGCTGATTATATCAAAGACATGAAACCGCCTGTTATAACCAACCCTACTATCTGCCACAAAAAGGCTTTAGCAAAGATTAAAGATGATGCCTTAGTAATAAGAGGGGCTAACAAACAGGAGGTCAAGATAAAAGACTTTTTTATACCCTACAAAAAGTATACAAAAGTTCATAAGAAGACATTTGGAGGAAACTTAGTTTTATCGAAAAAGAAAAATAGTAAGCATAACGAATACACTATAATGATCAAGTGCAAAAAGCATTTCTATTCTCCTTTAGGATGGATAGGTATGGACATAAACAAATACAACCCTGAGTGGCTTGCCATAGCGGAAGATGCCAAAGATGGTTTCTACAACATACTTCCTAAGCCTGATAATATTGATAAGATAGAAAAGATTAGAGATGACATAGACAAGATGATCGACAACAAGGAAAGATCATCAGGATCGACTAAGAGAAGAGCAAGATTAAGAAAAGCAAAAGATAGGGCTGTATCAGCGTATAGAAGAGAAATCAAAAAGTTTTTACTCCCGATGTTAGACTTCGTACAGTTATGTCGATTTGGACTTTGCTTAGACGGTGTTGCTACAAAAGGAAGAAGCTTTGGTCAGCAAGAAATAAATTCTATACTTGAGAAAGAATGTATAAAGAGAAACATTCCCTTTGCTATGACAAATCCTAGAATGACTACTAGGTCTTGTTATTATTGCGAAGAGAATAATCCTAGGCCTAAAACCTCTGGGCCAGATGCGGGAGTCTACATTTGTGGAAACCCTCTTTGTCCTAAGTTTGAGTCTAGGGAAATTCCCCATGTAAATGCCGCTAGAAACATAGCAAGGCAGGGTAAGAAACGCTTTCTAGAGTCGGCGGTAGAAGAGGGTATAGCTAGCCCTGCTTAAGGCTCTACGATAACATAAATAGCTACTAGCCTTTCTACTGTCGGGCATATAGTTAAGTGGGCGACCAGCTTAAACTGAGGCAGTACGTAATTCTTATTGGTCGCTTTTAAAAGGATGTATAATGATAAAGCTAGACTTCACAGAAGAGATGGTGAAAAGTGCTAGAGAAAAAGCACAATCTCTCGGGGCCATAAATAACTCTATACTCAAGGGCGGTGGAAATGTTGCCGGATACCTTGGAGAGGAGGCTCTTGCTCCGTTTATCGGCGCTGAAATAGTCAGTAACAATAGAGGTCTAGATAAGTACAATCATGACCTACTCCTACAAGATGGTCACAGAATAGAGGTTAAAACAAAAAGGAGGACTGTCGCGCCAAAACCTTACTACGACGTATCTGTTGCCAAAACAAGCAAGCACCAACAGCCAGACATATATGCTTTTATTAGTATAGAATTTCAAAGGGCTAGCTCAGGGCATCCTAAACAATATTTCGGACTAAAGAACAT